CCTGGGCGGCGTGTTCGCCCGGATGCGGCAGGAGGGCGAGAGCTTTGGCGAGACGATGAAACATATCGCGGTGGATATAGGCGATGCGTTCCTCCAGATGGCCGGCCAGATAATGGTTCGCCAGGCAATGGTTGGAATGCTCGGCCAGACGAACTTTAATAATCTCATGGGCATAAAGCCGCAGGGCAAGTACCAGGGCGGCACCGACTACGTCCCGCGCGCTGGCATGTACATGCTGCACGGCGGCGAGCGGATCGTCCCGTCGCATGAAAGCGCAGTGCCCCAGGTCATCATCGAGAACCGCGGCGCCCCGGTAAAGCAGAGCGGACCGCCGATAATCGAGGGCAACGCAGTCCGGGTCATGGTCGAAAACGCGCTGGCCGAGAGTTACGACCAGGGCGGCTTAATGCGCGACATACAGGACGGGAGGCGCGGCTGATGGCTTCTTATTTCGATATCGCGGAAAAACCTTCGCCGAAGTCCTACGGCCAGGGCCTGCTGAGCGATCCGGTCCATAGATCGGAATCCGACAGCGGCGCGTTTCTGACCCGCACGCGGTCGACGGCGGTTCCGCGAACGCGGGACATATTCTATCCGGCCGTAAGCGAAACGTCCAAGCGGGCGATCGAGACGTGGGAAAAGGATACAATCGGATACGGCGGCGAGGCCTTCAACTGGACCGACCCGAATGGCGCCGATGGCAGGACCTACGTCGCCAAGCTGGCCGGCGAAATATCGTACAACATGCACCCGCAAAAGCGGTCGCGATGGCAGGTGCGTTTCTCTCTGGTTCTCGTGGCCGAATCGTCCAGCTCGCTCAGCTCGTCGTCCAGCAGCTCTTCGAGTTCGTCGAGCAGTTTTTCCTCGAGCAGCTCGTCACTGTCATCGTCGAGCAGCTCCGAATCTTCGTCGTCGAGTTCGTCGTCCAGCAGCTCATCGAGCAGCAGCTCATCAAGTCAGAGCAGTTTTTCTTCCAGCAGCTCATCGGCGGGGGCTTAAATTATGCTTGCGTTAAGTGAAAATCTAATCATAGCAAAGAACAGCCTCCACACGCAGTATCCCTGGCTGCTGCTGGCCGAGCTTGCCGTCAACGACGATGGCGGCACATATCACCGGTGGGTCCAGAACAACGAGGACCTGGTCCTGCTTTTGGATACCTATGGCGGCAGCGGCGTCGTCGCGCACTACAAGCTCAACGACAACGCCTGGTCCACCGCCGTCCTCGACAGCAGCGGCAACGGCAACCACGCAACGGCGCAGCGCAACACAACAAACCTGCACATCGCAGGCGCGATAAACAGCGCCCACTATTTCAACGGATCGAGCGACTACCACGATTGCGGCGATCCGTTCGAGAGCACGTTTCAGGGGAGCTTTTCGATCAGTATCTGGGTCAAGCCGGATGACGGACGGCCGGACGCGGCCAACGAGGATATATTTGGCGTCAAGGACGGGACCGATCATGCCGTGCTGATTTTAACCACGCTCGGCAATATTAACTACTACTACACAGCGGGAGGTAACAATGTCCAGGCGCAGTCAAATTCGGCGGTCTTTAGCGACGGGCCCTGCACGGTCTGGACGCATATAGTCGCCACAGTAGACGGTTCAAACATAAAGCTTTACATCAACGGTTCCGAAATAACTCTCGACGCCGCGAACGACGGGGACATGACCGGCGTAACGATGAGCGAATTTACCTCCGCCGAAAATATTTATATAGGTGCGAGAAATGATGACGGCAGTGACGCGAACCACTTCGCCGGCGGTATCGACAACGCCATGCTCTTCGGCAAGGCCCTGACGGCGGCCGAGGTCACGGCCCTTTACCGCGACGGCGCAGGGACCGAGAAGGTCCCGGCGACCTTTCAATCGTTCAATTTCGATCTCGATCAGATCACGTACAAGGGCGCGGAAATGCCCCGGACCACGCTGCGCCTGAGCAACGTGACTCAATTCATAAAATCCGACTTAGAAAACAATCGCGGCTGCACAGCGTCGGAGATCACGATTCGCGTAGTCCACGCGAACCAGTTATACGAGGACTACAGCGAACTCGACACCGTATTCGAGGTCATCTATCCGCGCATCACGGCGAAGTTCGTGGAGTTCTCTATCGGCGGGCCGAGCCCTCTGCGCCGGCGGTTCCCCCTCGAGCGATATCTCGCCGATACGTGCCGTTACGTATCGGGATTCAAGACCGATCCGCGATGCGGATACGCCGGCGCGGCGACATCGTGCAGCGGCCTTCGCAGCCGCTGCCGCGAGTTAGGTAACGAGACAAATTTCGGAGGCTTCCCCGGGCTGCGGCCCGAGACGATGCGGCTGGCATGAACACCGACGATTACATCGGCAGGCCCTATATTTCCGGCGGCGACGGCCCGGACGGATACGACTGTTACGGCCTGGCACGGGCGATCGCGGCAGATCGCGGTTTCGTCCTGCCGGCCCAGCGGAGCGTCGACGGCGTCGCGCTGCGAGAGGCCGTTTTCGACCGCCGCCTGTGTCAATGGACCGAGCCGATAGATCGGCCCGAGCCGTGGTCGCTGATCGTATTCGACCATAAAAGTTTAGGCCTGCACGTCGGGACGATCATCGACGTGCCGGGCAAATTCATACACGTATCGCAACTGAGCGGATCGGTCCGGATCGACCGTATCCGCAACCGCCTTTTTAAACGACCTTATGGCTACCACCGACTTACATATCCGGATCGTATCGCCGCAGCGGCGTCGTGATCTCGCCGAGCCCTGGCGAGCGGGCAGGACGCTCGCCGAGCTGGCCGCCGAGCTGCTGCCTGCCGGCGGCGGATACACGGCCGTCGTCGACGGCGAGCTGATCGAGCCGGAGATATGGGACCGTTTCGCCCCGGCCGAATCGGCCGAGGTGACTTTCGCCGCCGATTTCGGATTTCTCGCGGCCTTTCTCGCATGGGCATGGCCGACGATCTTTAAGGAGGCGGTGCTCGAGGCGACGGTTCTGGGCCCGATTACGTGGAGCGCGGTACTCAATACGATCGGCTGGATCGGGGCGAGCTTCCTGGTCAACTCGCTTATGCCGAAACCCAAGTCGCCGAAGTTAGAGGCCTCGGCTCTGGGCTCGTCTGCGTATTCCTGGGATCCGAAGACCACGCAGCAGGAAGGGCTGCCGATCCCGCGGCAGTACGGCACGTTCCGATCGCACGGCAATATTATCTCATGCTACAGCGCCCCGTCTGCCGACGGGCGAAAGCAAAACATATACGCCCTGGTCGCGTTCTGCGACGGGCCGGTCGAGTCGGTATCCAACATAATAGTCGACGGCAAAAGTTCGGACTATTTCGCCGGCCTGACCACCGAGACCAAACGAGGCCTTGCCGATCAGACTTGCGTCAGCTTTTTCGATAAGACCCGCCAGCAGTACCGGTACAACCGGAAGGTCATCAGCGGTCAGATAATTATCGAGGTGCCCGACGACGATTACGACGATCTCGAAATTGATCTGCGTTTCAATATCTGGCAGCGCCGCACCAGCGGGGCACAGTGGATCGGCCGCTGCAATTACATAATATACATCCGCGAGCGGGGCGGAGCGTGGACCGAGATAGTCAGCGGCAGCGAGACCGATTCGAGCAACGATATCAAATGGGTCACCGTGACGGTCAGCGATTATTACGCGCTGACCCGCGGCAAGCTGTACGATCTGAAAATCGCCAAGACGTCGGCCGATATCGACAACGACCGCGGCCAGAATGAAATGTATCTCGAATCGGTCAAGGAGGTCATCGACGTCGCCTTTACCTATCCCGGGATGGTCCTGGTCGGCCTGTCCGGTCTCGCCAGCGAGGATCTGCCCGGCTTTCTGAATATCTCGGCCGAGATCGGCCGGCGCATCGTCAATACGTACAACGGCTCGGCATGGTCGCTGGCGGCGAGCAGCAATCCGGCATGGGTGCTGCACGATATATGGACCCAGCCGCTTATCACCGGCGACGGCGACGGCGACGCATACGCGATCGACTCGTACCAGGGCTTCTCGCCGGCGCGGATCGACGCGACCGATCATTACACACTGGCGCAGTTCGATTCGACCCAGGTCCCCGACGCCGACGGCAACGACGAGGACCGCGTGACGTTTAACGGCATCTTCGACCGCGAGTCGAGTATGTGGGAGGCCGCCCTGGCCGTCTGCGAGGTCGCCCGCGCCCTGCCGGTTTGGTCCGGCAATAAGATCACGCTGGCGATCAACCAGGCCAAGAGCCGCGTCGGGATCCTCTGCGTCGGCAATATCCTGAGCGGATCGTTCGAGGAGTCTTTCGCGCCTCAGATAGACGCCGCCAGCGAGATAGAGGCCGAGTTCTGCGATTCGTCGCGTGACTACGAGCGAACGATGCTGCCGTTTCATAACTCGTCGATTGCCAACGCCAGCAACAAGGTCACGCTCGACCTGCGCGGCATTGTCAAAAAGACCGAGACCATCCGGCACCTAAAACACCGGCTCAGCCAGACCGAGCTGCGGCAGCGGACGATGGTCGCCAGATGCGATATCGACGCGCTGGGCGCCGAGGTGGGCGATCTGTACGGCGTCCAGGAGGACGTGCCCGACTGGAACGAATTAGGCGACCGCGGCGGCGGCCGCGTTCTGGGCCTGAAGGCCGGACTGACCGGCTATACCGCGATGAGCTGCGTCGCGCATTACAAGCTCAACGACAACGCATGGTCGTTTCTGGTCACCGACTCATCTGGCAATGGCAACCACGGCACGGCCCAGCGAAAGACGGTCAACCTGCACACGGCAGGCCTAAACGGCGGAGCGCACCGGCAGAACGGATCCAGCGACTATACCGATTGCGGCGATCCGTTCGAGAGCACGTTCCGGGGCAGTCACTCGATCAGTATCTGGGTCAAGCCGGATGACGGCCGGCCGGATACCAATGAGGTATTGATCGGCGTGCGGGATGAAACCGGCGACGATTCGGAAAGCGAAATACAAATCACGACAGATGGTAAAGCGAGGCTCAGATATATATCCGAAGGAAACGCTGGCAATACCGCCACAACCGCCGCCGCCGTATTCGCCGATGGCGCCGCAAGCGGCTGGACTCACATTGTGGGTGTGTTCGATTCTTCTGTCGGCGGCGTCGGCGGCAAAAAAATATACATTAACGGCGACGAAGCGAGTCTGGACAACACCGACGACGGGTCGACAGCCGGAGTGACGTTCGCAGGTTTTACCTCCGCACTGAACCTGTTTATCGGTGCGACGAACGAAAACGGATCGGATGCCAGACACTTCGCCGGCGGCATCGACAACGTCATGATCTTCGGCAAGGCCCTGACGGCGGCCGAGGTTGCCGGGCTCTACAACGGCGGCGCCGGTCGCGAGTCGATAGATTACGATACGATCACACTCGATCACACGGTCGAGCCCTATATCGAAAGCGGCGTCACTTACGAATTAGCCCTGCGCCTGCGCGACATGCAGGCGCCGATACTTAAGACCGTCGTCGCCGTATCCGGCGCCGACGTCGAGGTCGCCAACCACTTTACCGGCACCGCCCCGCGCAACGGCGATCTCTGGGCGCTCGGCAAGGAGAACCTGGTCCTCAAGGATTTCACGATCGAGTCGATAGAGCGGACGGGCAATCTGCAAAGCAAGCTGACCCTGCTGGAATACGCCGCCGCATGTTTCGAAACCGACGACGAGATTCCGGAGATCCCGGTCAGCAATGCCGTGACGGTCCGCGCCGACCGCCGCTTGACGGCGCCTCTGACCCGGCAGGATCTGCGCACGCAGGTCCCCGAGTACGCGACGGTCTTTCCGGTTTTGGATATCCCGCTGACGCACAATATCACATGGACGAACCATCATCCGACGTATCCCGGCGTCCGATGGCAGGCGACGACGGCCGGCAATCCGCTGCTGGTCATGTTCAACGGGACATCCTACGAGATCACCGCCAACGACACGTATCTGAAGTACATATACTGGGACGAATCGAATCCGACGGCCTTTTACGCGACAGACACATTCGCCACCGCCGTTTCCTCCGGTCACTGGCTGATGGCGTTTAACGACGGCGGCGTGGCGTACCCGGCCTTCGGCAAGAAGATAATCCACGGCGGCCTGATCCAGGCAGGCACGATAACGGCGGCACTGGGCCAGATCGCGGACCTTACGGTCGGGACATTGAAGATCATCAACAACGCAGTCACCGTCCCGGCAAGCGCGTCGACCACCGGCGACGTGACGGTTACGACTACGCTGACTACGGTGCAGACCGTATCGATGCAGACCACCGGCGCGCCGGTACACATAAACTTCGCAGCGGCGGTTCGGGACACCGTCGGCGGCGTGCCGCCGTATAAAATCAATCAATGCGTGATTACCAGGGACCTCGGCGAGGCCTACGAGACGACGATTTACAGCAATACCGACGACAAGACGATCCCAGCCGCCGAGGGTATCAGCCTGGCGTTTAGCTATACGGACCAGCCGCTGGCCCGCGCGGCGACGACGTGGACTATCCGACTAAAATCAAACCACCTGACCAGAGTGGTCGCTTCTCATAGGACGTTATTTGCATTGGAAATGAAGAAATGATTTATACCATTTTCGACAAGGGAAAGGGCAAGAACAACATACTGCGCGTAGTCTCCTGCCCCGCGTCGATGAGGGATATCCAGGCGGGGCATGGGGAGGGAATAATCGACGGCGGCGCCGACGATACGCGCCAGAAGGTTGTCGCCGGTCGCATAGTCGACAAGCCGGCAAACGAGCTGCCGCCGCCGCGGCCGGTTAAAGATCCCGACAACCTGCCGGCGGCCATAACGCGCCGCGAGCTGCGGGAACTAACCAAGAGAATCGAGGCATTGGAAGGCGAGTAATGGACTGCGAAAAAGACATCTACGAACTGGTCTGCCGCCCGCAATTCGAGGGGCTAAAGAGCGGCCAGAAAGAAATCATAAGCCTCCTTCGCGGCAGGAACGGAGATCCCGGCGTCGTCGACGACGTTCGGGATCTTAAACGCACCAACAAGGCGGTGGTAGGCGCGGTCATATTCTTGCTCTGCGTACTGGCGACGCAGGCCATAACCTGGGGCTGGAACAAAATATTCGACACCGAAAGGAAGGCTCACAGTGCGCAAACTGAATTACGATGATCGAATGAGTTTTCCGTCGAAACAGCAGTGGCCGGCTATCCTCGCACCGGGCGACGAGAGATTCGCCGCAGATAAGTTTTACGAGTATTACCGCGTCAAATACGGAATCGCCGCCGAGTTGAAACCGGATCGCATCGCGGAGATCGGCGTGCGTTACGGCTACAGCGCGTGCGCATTTTTATCGGCAATGCCCGAGGCTGCGTACACCGGATTCGATAAGATTGGCGGCGGCCACGGCGGGGTCGCCGGCGACACGTTCGAATTCGTGCGGCCCCTGCTGAGCGGGCGTTTCCCGTCGGCGCAAATCGACCTGATCCACGCCGACAGTCAGACACTCGATTCTCTCGGCGGTCCTTACGACCTGATCCACATCGACGGCGATCACACCGAGCGGGGCTGCTCGCACGATCTGCGGCTGGCGTTCGACGCAACTGCGGCCGGCGGATCGATCCTGGTAGACGATTACGACTACATCGCCGGTGTCAGCGAGGCGGTCGATAAGTTCGTCGACCAGAACGCCGCGGCCATCTCGCGGCATTATTACAGGCGCTCGCTGCGAGGCGAGTACATCATCGAAAAGAAAGGCTGAATATGGAAATCGACTTAGTGACACTGATAACAGAAAGCAACGGCCGGATACAGGTCGAGGATCTGGAATTGTTGCAGCGGGTCTGCGATGAGATCGAGGCGAAAACGATCCTCGAAATCGGCTCGGCCGACGGCGGATCGTCGGTCATCCTGGCCGACAGGGCCAAAGCCCGGGGCGGCAGGCTGTACTGCATCGAGCCCAAACCCAAGCGGCGGATGGTGGAGAATATGAATAAGTACGGCCTGGCCGACGCCTATGTAATGTGTCCTGGCCTCTCGCCCTGGGCCGCCGCCGACAACGACATCCCGGCCGAGCTGGACCTGCTGTTCATCGACGGCTGTCACTATACGCGGTGGGCGCTGGTGGATTACCATTATTTCGCCCCGTGCGTCAGGCCCGGCGGCGTGATCGTCTTTCACGATACCTCCGGCGGCTGCAAGGAGGACCAGGCCCAGAGCGACTACGGCAGCGAGTCTTTCGTTCCGCAGGTCCTTAAGGCGATCCGGATCATACAAGAGACCGACAAGCTCGAGCTGATCGACGAATCCACCGCCCGCCGCGGCGGCGCGATGGCTTTTCGCAAGCTGGAGGGCGCTCGATGAGTTATCAGAACATCCCCGGTTACAGCGGCGGCCTGGAATGGATCGACCTGAACCACCACGGCCACAGAGCGACAATTCATGAAGATATTGAAAGGATGGTCAAATGCGTATCTTAGTCACAGGCGGTTCCGGCTTCATCGGCCGGTACACGGTTCGGCGGCTGCTCGATCGCGGCTGCGAGGTGATAGTCTACGATGTAGTCGAGCCGAAATACAAGGGTCCTCTGTACCACCACGGCTCGATGCTCAATACCGGCGCTATCGCCAGGCTCGCCGAAGGCGTCGACGCGGTCATGCACCTGGCCGGCCTGTTGGGCACAGCCGAGACGGTTGCCGAACCGATCCTGCCGACAAAAGTCAACGTCATGGGCTCGCTGGGCCTGTTCAAGGTCTGCCGGCAGTTAAATAAGCGATGCTGCTATATCGCCGTCGGTAACCACTTCATGCTGAACACCTACGCAATCAGCAAGACCTGCGCCGAGAAGTTCGCGCTGATGTTTAACAGGGAATTAGGCACGAAGATCGCCGTTGTGCGAGGGCTCAATGCCTACGGCCCGCATCAGAAGCACGCGCCGGTCCGCAAGGTGATCCCGAATTTCGTCCTCCCTGCATTGCGTAACGAGCCGATCACGATATACGGCGACGGCGAGCAGGTAATGGACTTCATCTACGTCGACGACTGCGCCGAGGTCCTGATCCGGGCCCTGCTCGACGATCACGGCGTCTACGACAGCGTCATCGAAGCCGGATCCGGCCTGCGGACCAGTATTAACTATATCGCCGAAAAGGTCATCGAGATATCCGGATCCAAGAGCGAGATCGTCCACGAACCGATGCGGCCGGGCGAGACGCCCGGCGCTACGGTCGTCGCCGATACCGCAACGCTCGAACCTCTGGGCTTCGGCCCGGCGGATATGGTGACACTCGAAGATGGTCTGGCCCGCACGATCGATTTCTATCGAGAACACCTCGGGGACTATCCGGCATGAAACTATATTTTTTCACAGCGGCAGACGATCACTACAAGCACGAGGCCGAGATCCTGATCGAGTCGGGCCGTCGCTACGGGCGCGAGGTACACTTCTATCCGATCCCCGACGGTAAGCAATGGCAGCGGTACAAGGTCGAGCTGATGGCCCGGGACCTGCCGCCGGCGGATAAGTACATCTACCTGGACAGCGACACCGTATTCACCTGCCGAGGGGACTGGGAATCGGGCGACTGCATCGGCGTCGGTGACGTGCTGTATTACGCCGACGAAAACGTGCGGATCAAACAGACGAAAGGATTCATGCGCAACTGGACCGCCGTCATCGGCGAGGGCGCCGGATACGACTACATCTGCAAACTATGGGAGCTGTTCGATCGGCCGCGATGGTGCAACTCCGGCGTCACCGTGCTGCCGGCCGGGCTGCGCATGCCGTTCGTGCGGAGCTGGCAAAAATGGATGGATAAGATCGACCAGCACTGCGAAAAGCCCGTTATGATCGGCGACGAGGCGCCTCTGTGCTTCGCCCGCGAGATGTTCGGCCTGCCGTTTCTGCCCGCCCGTTTTAACGGTCTGTGCAAATGGCAACCGGTCGCGGTCGATACCCACGTCCTGATCCACGCCGACGGCAACGTCTCGGGCGAAAAGCGACTGCCTTACGTCCAGGCGATCGAAAAGATGAGGGCCCCAGGCGATGAGTGATTTATCCAAAGTCGCGATCGTTTTGACGGCGCACCCGCGGCAGCAAAAGTGGTGGGCTACCGTGCTGCTGAGCCTCGAAGGTTTTCCGGGCGCTCTTATCCTGGCATACGACGATATCGACTTGGATCCCCTGCCGGCGTCGATCCTCGAACGATTCACAATTGCCCAACCCACCGGCTACGCATCCGGCACACTCGGCCACGGTCGCGGCGAGCTGGTCTGTATGCGGATCGGATTTCTGGCCGCTGCCGAACTCGGCGCCGAATATGTACTCAAGCTCGGATTCGACGAGCCGGTATGGCGATGGCGCAATATCGCCCGAATGCTCGAGCAGATACACACCGAAGACCTCGACAGTATCGACTGTCAGACCCGCGTAATTGTCGGCCGGACGGCCAAGCTGGTCGAGGTAATGACGCGCCACGATGTCGTCGCGCGCGGCCCGGGATCCGCCGAGAGCTACTACGACAAAACCAGTCACGCAGTCGGGCTTGCCCGCCGGTACATCAGGGACAGGCCCTGGTGGGAAAGGGAACTCGGACTGTGCCATCTGCAGGGCGAGTACGCGGCGAATCTCGGCCACAACAACAAATGGTCATGGTCGATTGGCGAAGTATGGCCGCGCGGGGAATAGTCAAATGCAAGAGCTAAAGATAAACGGCGACGCAGTAGAGTTCGGCCTCTGGTCGGGCGAATTCGGCTGGGAGATCATGACCTGGATCCCGTGGATCCGCAAGATCGCCCTGGCCTATAAATCCGTCGTCGTCAATGCCCCGCGATCCACGGCGCCGCTGTACCGCGACTTCGCGACGAGGCTGAATCTCCACGAAGATCCCGGTCGCGGCCTGAAATACCCAAAGCGCTACCGCGTCGACGGCCTGCACAAATGCTACGGCACGGCCGACCGCGAATACGACGTCCTGATCCACGCGAGAGGGATCCGCCGCAAGGCGAGCATCAACTATAAGTCGTGGGATTACGTCGCCGCCGATCTCGACGGCCTGAGCATCGCCTGCGTCGGCACCGATCAGGACCTGCTGATCGACGGCTGCCGGGACCTGCGCGGGATCGGTATCGAGCAGCTCTGCGATTATATAGCCGGCTGCCGGATCGTCGTCGGCGTAAGCTCGGGCGTTATGCACCTGGCCGCCGCCTGCGGAGCGAATATCGTCGTATGGGGCGATAAGCGCACTTACTTCGGCGAGACTTTGGAAAAGCGATACAAACAGACCTGGAATCCGTTCGACGTCCAGGTCGGCTGGATCTACGACGACAAATTCCAACCCGAACCAACGAAAATTACCAACGAAATTGAAAGGCTTATCTGATGTCACTCGAAGGAACGAAACCGCTCAAAATATTACTGAGGAATACCCAGACGTTGCTCGGCGACAGGCTGATGTTCACGCCGGCCGTGCGGGATCTTAAACTGAACCGCCCGCACTGGCGGATCGGCGTGGTAAGCGCCGGGCCGGAGGTATGGGCGAACAATCCGCACATCGACCCGGGCGTCACCGAGGCTACTGCCGACCACGTATTCGATATCGGTCCGGGCGACGTCACGCGCGGGTCGAAAACAAACGGCCTGCATATCGCCCAGGCCTTTTTCGACAAGCTCGAAAAGCGGCTCTGGGGAGCTGCGATAATCAGCGCGCCGATGGATAAGCACGGACCTATTCGAGCGGACCTGCACCTGACCGAGCAAGAGAATAACTACCGCGTTATCGACGGCGACTATTGGGTCATTAACACCGACACCGGCCCGATGAGCGCCAAGCGATGGCCGCCGGAATACTTCCAGCAGGTGATCGATAAGCTGCCGCTGCTGACCTTTGTCCAGGTCGGCCTGGGCGAGAACAATGAATACCGGCTCAAAGGTCCCAACGTGATCGACATGGTCGACCGCACAACGATCCGCGAATTGTTCTCGCTGGTCTACAACGCCAGAGGCTGTGTTTCCCTGGTCTCGTCTTTGGCCCACGTCGCGGCGGCGTTTGAAAAGCCCTGCGTCACTATCGCCGGCGGCCGCGAGCCGGACACGTTCGAGCGCTATCCGTTCCACCGGTTCATCGACACAGTCGGCTGTTTGCCCTGCTGCCGCGAGTACGCCTGCTGGCACAACGCGCTCAGCGCCTGCAAGGATCACGACGGCAAGTTCGCACACTGTATGCGGCTGATCCAGCCGGAACGGGTAGTCGCCGCAATCGACAGTTACTACGTCGGCGGCGCGCTCGAGCTGCCTGTGATCCCCCCCCTACCGGCGCGCCCGAGAAAGATCCTGCGGATCGTCGCCAACGCCAAATGCCTCGGCGGCGCCGAGCGGTCGGTCGCCGAGATCGCGAAGATGTTCGTCGAGAAGAACTGGCTGGTCGAGTTCGCAACGCCGACGGAAAACCCGTCGCCCGAGGTCCTGGCGGCGCTGCCGGACTCGGTGCGGCTGACCAACCACGTCAGCCGCCCCTGCGACGTCCTGCTGCTGTACGCCTCGGATATGGTATTCAATTTCGATCAGCAGCGGTTCGAGGCCTTCGGCCGGCTGAACGCCGGCCGCAAGGTAATGGCCCTGACCTATAAGCACGGCAAGGTCGGCAAGGTCGGCTGGACCAACGGATGGGATAAGTATCTATTCCTCTCGTCTGCGATGAGGGATCAATTCCTTTCCCGCAATACGCAGTACGCAGCACGCGATACGGCCGTTCTCGCCCCGGCGGTGAACCTCGAACCGTTCCTGGCTGTGGAGCCGTACCATAACGGACAGGTATGTGTTCTGCGCCACAGCAGCCAGGGCGAGAAGAAATTCCCACCGGACCTGGAAAAGATCATCAGATCCGTCCCAAAGAACATTCTCTTCGGTTTTATGCCGCCGCCATCGTGCATTTCTTACAGACCGGATATGCAATCAATATTAGATCGGCAATACGATCCGGATCCCCGGAAAGTCGCAGCGTTTTTGCGCCAGGGCAATTGCTTTTGGTACTTACTGCCGGAAGGCTACACCGACCAGGGCCCGCGTGTGATCGTCGAGGCTATGGCCGCCGGCTTAGCCGTAATCGCCGAGAACCGCGACGGCGCCGCCGACCGGGTGACACCCGAAACCGGCTGGCTGCTGGACAGTCACGACCAGGCTGCGCCTCTGATAAACACGCTGACCGCCGATTGCCTGGCGGAAAAAGGCAAAGCCGCCCGCACCCGGGCGATATCGCAATTCGACAAATTCAAATGGTTCAAAGAAATTGCAGGAGAATAATTATGGCAATAGAAACCGATCTGTCAGTGACATACCTGGATGCCGCACAAACCCGATGCCGGGCAGTGGCGACGATTACCGACACGGTCGATGCGGCTAAGTCGGCGACCGTGACGATAGACGACGCCCTGATCGACACCGAAGCGCGTCAGTCCGCACTCTGGGAGACCATCTGGGATCATTACAAGCGATGGCTGGCCGGTGATCTGCACGTAGCAAAAAAGGCGGTAAAGCCGGTAATCCCGGCCGATACCAGCACACTTGAAGACGACGGCGCCGCTGCAATCGAGGCGAAGGGCTTGGAGGATAAAGAATAATGGGTGCTATAGGATATGACTGGGATGCAAGCTGGTCGGCGATAGATGCTGCGATAGCGCTGACGCAGGGCGGCACCACAACCGACACCTCTGCTGAGATCGACTTGGACGGCAAGGCGGCGTGTCTCATCAGTATAGATACCGATTACTCCGATCATGCCAAGGCGACCGGTGGGCTCTCTGTGTATCTCATCAGAGAAACCGGCGACGACAGTGACGAGGCCGAAGCAGATGGACCGTGGGGATTTGAGATGCCCTTCACGCAAAATGGCACGAATCGTAAAGTATTTGCGATCTCTGCCGCCGATTTCCAGAAGTTCAAAATCCATCTGGACTGGGACAACAGCACAGGCTCGGCAGTAGCGACGACCAGAACCGATATTAAATATGCTACTATTTTAGAAGCAAGCTAAACATGCTAATGAAGCCCCCGTTAGGGAGTCAACTTAATAAAGGTCACCCTCTCGCTCGCGGTCTCGTGGGCTACTGGTTGATGAATGAGGGTGCGGGGGATACGGTCTACGACATTTCCGGCAACGGCTATCACGGGACGTTTGTAGGTGACACCCATTGGGTTCCGGGCAAGTTTGGGCCATGTCTGGATTTTGATGCCAGTGGGGATTATGTTGATACGGATACAGCAGGCAGTGATTTGGGTGTTACTAATAACACTAATTATTCTATCTCGCTCTGGGTAAAAGCAAATGATATGTCGCCATTGGCTGAAAGGAGAACCCTTGTCGCAAATTATCGTGCAAGAAATCTATTCTTCGGATTTTATAGAGATTATATAAGAGTAAGGCATGATGATGCGACCTTAGATTCAACAACCACAGGCCTCCTTAATGATGTTTGGTATCATATCGTTATTACATACATTGGCAGCTCACACAATATGACAATATATTTGGATGGGCTATATGATACCAGTAGCACGCTGGATGATGATTTTTATAATAATACCAACGAATTGTCTATTGGTGGAGATATGCTTTCCGGGCAATCTTATCTCGACGGTCAAATCGACGATGTAATGGTATTTGCTAGGACGTTGTCTCAATCCGAAGTCGCTCAGCTCTATCGCGAGCCGTTTTGCATGATGGGTCATCCCATCATAGAATTGTTTACAGGAGTGGCGGGAGAATCCAGCAGCTCCTCATCTTCCAGCAGCTCGTCGTCACTGAGCAGCAGCAGTTCATCATCGAGCAGCTCTTCGTCACTGAGCAGCAGCAGTTCATCATCGAGCAGCTCGGAATCATCGAGTTCGTCAAGTTCATCGTCGAGCAGCTCGGAATCCTCGAGTTCGTCAAGTTCATCGTCGAGCAGCTCGGAATCCTCGAGTTCGTCAAGCTCATCGTCGAGCAGCTCGGAATCATCGAGTTCGTCAAGCTCATCGTCGAGCAGCTCGGCTCATCGTCGAGCAGCTCGGAATCCTCGAGTTCGTCAAGCTCGGAATCCAGCAGCTCGTCACAGAGCAGCTCATCGTCATCCTGGGCGGGCACACCCAACGCCGCGGACTGGACTATCATGGAGGCGTGGTGCCCGACCATGATCCACCTTTACGGCCAGACGGTCGGTTATGTCCCGCGGTCCGGCTCGCCGCGATCGATCAGCGCGATAGTCGATTACATCGGACCCGAGAGCGTCGGTCCCCTGGCCGGCGGATCGAGGCCGCACGTCGAGGTCACGGTCGGCAACGACTCCAGCGGGATCCTGTCGACCGAGATCGACACCGGCGGCGACAAGCTCAAACTGCCGATGCGATACGGACTGACCAGTGCGACCGTGCGAATCGTAAAAATAATCAACCAGGACGAAGGGGCCCTGCGCCTTCTGTGCTATTGAGCGGCGGCTTTTCTTTTCGTTGGGGCGGTCGGCCCGTGCGGGCCGGCCGTTTTTTTTCTAATCAATCACAAACCGCCGGCGGCGGCAAGGTGATTTTCTCTTAATCGTCCGCGAAGTTGAAATGCACCTTCCCCGGCGTCAATTCGTTGGACGCTCCGGTGGCGAAGTCGGTCGGGATACTGATGATCCCGAAATCCAGCAGGATCCCGGCCCATATCCAGTTATTAAGCCGTTGATCGATATTTATCTGCTGAGTCTCCATGCCGGGATACTCGGCGACCAGGGTGTGCTTATCACCTCGCCGCAGGGTGACTTGGCCCGGCGTCGTGATCGTAGTGCCGTCGTCGGCGGTGACTCTGGCCCCGGGCGGATCGGAGCTGACCGGGATAGTCTGATGCTTGCCGCAGATGATCGTCGCGCACCCGCCAAGCGGGATCATGCAGCATAATATTAAATAGGTCAATGATTTCTTCATGTTTCCTCTCCTTTCAAAAAAAGCGAAAAAAAAAAAAAACAAGTGACATTATCCGCAAATCATTATATACTATCGTACTGAGAGAATCAACTTTCGAGACAATCTTTATTAGGACCGAAGTAATGGATGCGCAACAACAACCCGGGATCATCAACTTACGAAAAACCATTGTCATCGACGAGATCAACTCGATTTTGCTTGCTTGCCGCATTTCGCTTTGCGAATCGATACGTTCTCGACTTGAGCAACTCCTCCAGGAAGAACCTTCCTGGCTGCTCGATCCGCATCTTCCTTCCCGTCGCGTTGTGCCTTGACTGTCGGCCCGGCGTCGATAGCCCCGGCACAACCATATTCGGATTTTATCTCGGATTTTGAGTATGCGGCATAGATGCGTTTTTTTGCCGTCTCGGATTGATTGCAGAAATGCCATATAGCCACCGAGGCCGCCAGCCCGGGACCTTTGTAAGCATTCCCCTCGCTATCGAGCATCTTGATGATCCATTCGGGTAAATACAGCGTTTTTCGTTCTTTTGCAAGCATATAACTATTGTGCCGAAATGAATTTACGAAATAAACAAATAATGTTTTAATAATTTTTTAATAATTTTCTTGCAAAGTCGGGGGAAATATGTAATTTGTACTTAATTGTTTAATGGATTGTTTTCGTGGCAGGGACGCACAATGGCCAAGAAGAGCACAGAGAGCAGGAAAATGAAGACGATCACCTCTATCAGTTTCAACACGAACCGCAAGCACGGCGGTATCGCGGATGGGGAATTGATATGTCTCGCCAATGAATTCGCGAACTTGCCCGAGCACGAAGGCATACCACCGACCTCGATTATACGGAATTTCCTTATCAAGAAGTTCAGAGAAGCAATAGACATCGCCAAACGCAACCGCCTTGCTGCAGGATAATAGGACCGCAAAACAATGCTCCAACCAAACGAGCATGAGATAACCGAGTTGCCAGAGGCGAAAAGATACGCAGCACGCAGCACGATCTTTGAAAAGTGAAAGGGATTTCATACGAAGGTAGCCGTAGAGTACCTTTTTGATTTAGCTCAGTTGACTTGGGCGTCTTTCTATTGTAGGATCAGCCGCGACCGATGAAAGCTGGTTTGTGGCTGACCATGAAAGAAAGGAGGTGGTTTTTACATGATAAAAGCCACGACACTCAAGCAACTATTTTTGGAAGAGAATTTTTGGCTTGCCGAGAATACGAAGGACACAATTACCCGGGCGGTTAAGTATTTCGTCGCCGCCTGCGGCAATCGCGAGATCGATCGGATCGAACCGGCCGACGGCGAGCGGTACAAGGGATGGCATTTGAAAACGCACAGGAGCAAGACGACGGCGAATATCCATCTGCGATCTGTCAAGCGGCTGTTGAACTGGGCGGTCGAGACCAGGGGTCTTATCGAAAGCAATCCTCTGGCTGTCACGAAGCAGTTCAAATCGACCCGCAATCCGGTGGTCGCTTATGAGGCATGGCAGATCGAGCGTATGATTCGCGAGGCGAAGTCGCTCCGGTGGAAGGCGATCTTGTTAGCGGCATGGACTACCGGCCTTCGCCGCGGGGCGCTGCTGAACCTAACGGCCGACAACATTCGTGAGGGCTTTGTGTTCGTCGAGCCCAAGCGCAAGACCGGCCGCACCTGGCCCTGGGAGCCGAAGGACAAAGAGATTCGGCAGGTTCCCTGCGTCGGCCTTTTGCAGAGGATGCTCGACGCCCTGTGCGCCGACTGTTACTATCCCCTGCTGTCGCCCAAGCGGTACGGGACTTTACTGGACCGCAGCGAGCGCGGGATCCTGGCCGAGCGATGCCGCAAATGCCCCGAGGAGAATTTCCGGAGGACGTTTGTTCAGATTCAGAGCCGGGCATTCGGCAGGCAAATAGGCAATTTTCATACGTTGCGCAAGACCTTTACCACCGATTCCATTGACGAAGGTCTGCCGGCGCACTTCGTGATGAAGCTAACCGGCCATAGCAGCCTAAAAACGATGACTTATTACCTGGCGAGCAGGGAGTCATACTTCGCAATGGCCCGTAAAGCTGTCGAAAAGCGCCTTTTGCATACCGTTAAAGACGGTCACGAGGCCCCGAAACACGAGGCCTCATGACCAAGCCACAAAAACACTCATGGGCGATACAGGACTTGAACCTGTGACTTCCTGCGTGTAAAGCAGAGATGTGTTTTTGGCGGTAATTAGTCACTTATATTAACAGGCTACAAAACAGACTTTCATGGTCGGCTGGGGCGGCCTTTTGGTGTCCTCCTTCGGGGCCGCCCCGGTGCAGTATTTTCCAAGCCGGTATGTCACGTCCCCCCCTCTGGACTGTCGACATGCCGGCTGCTATGATAAAATCTATCAGGAATAGATTGGCCGCGGCCCCATGTTAGGCCCCTCTAATAGCTGCGGTGAGGGCGCAAAGGCGGGTAACGAGCATCATGGGGCGTCTTGGTATTATCAACCAGCTTTTCATCACCCTCCTCCGAGGCCGGATCCTCTCGCCGATCCGGCTTTAACACACAACGGTTATCGCCGGCAGTGACCTTTAAGAACGCCGGCAGTATACATTCTCAGATCTCCTGATGAACGGCCGGGCCGGTTTTTCACCAAGCCGGCCCGAACCGACAATAACCCGCCCACAGACAGGGCGGTTACGCAATACGCAGCACGCATCACGAATTCGTCGCGGGGTAGAGAAATCGAGTATCTCACCTGGCCCATAACCAGGAGGTTGGGGGTTCGAGTCCCCCCCCCGCTATTATAGGTGGCGCCGAGCATTACGGAAATCTCAAAACAGGTACGGCAACGGAGGCCCCGGGGGGCGGCGCCACTTACAAAATCGAAGCGGCCGGCAGAAAGAATTAGCAGGACCGGCTGGAACGCCAAAACGACCGGTCCGGCGGCCTTCCACGCAACCCGGCTCGTAGCCGCCTGCCGGCCGCATCCTTTTCAATATGGGCCCGAGCGCCAGCAGTTGTTTTTTTGGAGGTCGAGGAACGGATGCCTCGGCCTTCGCTATTTACACGAAAGGAGTCACTTATGCGGAAAAGAAGCAGACCAGCGAGCGGCGAGCAGTTGCCGCTGATCGACGTCGGTCCGGAGCACAGCGAGGAGATTATCAAATGTGCGGGGCGATTGAAAGCGGCGACGGCGAAAAAGAAAAAGGCACGCGAGAAAGAAGTACTGATCGAGGCGGAGCTGCGCGAGCTGCTCGCCAAAGAGCACCTTTCGAAGGTCGACGGTAAGGTCCGAATCAAGGTCGGCGGATATACGATCGAGTTAACGCCTCATGAGGATAAGATCAAGGTCAAGGGAGAGGATGAGGGCGACGATGAAAAAGCGGACGATGCTGCGCCGGCCGAGGCAAAGCCGGACCAGGGCAAGCCGACGGTTAAGCAAAAGAAGCGCAAGAA